CTGGTTTGGTTTTAGTAACCATTTGATACACTCTCTTTCTTGAGTAAGTTGGATAGCGAACGGAACTGAGTTCCACTCGCAAGAGAACAAACCTTGCTCTCTCACTACTAATAAATTCCTAGCCCCAATCACACCCAAAGTAATTGCCACAACCGAACCCTACCCATATGGGGAGTCCGTAATAGGGTTTGGTCAACGGGTCCCTCTACCTACACAGTGATCCAGACGAACAATGCATAATTTTTAAGATTTGACCCCCTACCCTACTATTAGACACACCCACCCCCTTCATTATTTTTACCTCCCCTACCCCCGGGGGGTATATATTTTTAGACACTATTGCCTTTTTGACACTTTTATGGTTAAACTCCAGTAATGCTGATTTTGACACCCGACCTTGAGATCCCATTCATTGATCCGAATGATCAGGATTTTGACAAGCTCACCCTGCGGGAGCGAGCGGAGGTTGCTGTGAGAACTATTAATATCTTGGGGGCTGCAGGTGCCGAGTTCGATGAGGACTACGAAGACTTATCAGTAGCCAGAGATATTATTCGGGGGGAAGAAAAATTAGACGAGAAGCTATTGTCTAAAAATCCCGGTGCCATTGCCCATGTGCAGCGCTTACTTAGCGAGTATGAAGACCAGGTTGTAGTAGAGGCAGCCCGCCTACGGAATTACGTAACGAACAAACTAATACTTGAGAGTGACGATAACGATGCCAAGATTCGTATTAGAGCCTTAGAGCTACTAGGTAAGATTAGTGATGTGGGTCTCTTTACTGAGAAGAGTGAAATTACTTACAAGACCCAAAGCGATGAAGAGCTTGATAAGAGTTTGGAAGAACGTATTCAGGCTATTCTTAATAAGAACGTAGTAGACATAACCCCGGAGCAAGTGTTTGGAAGCCCAAGAGAACGCAGCCCCTTCGTCAAACAAAATCAACCTCAAAGCGCTTAGTCGTTTTGAAAAGGAGAGATTGCTTGCAGAGTTATTGGAAAAAGAACGGCGAGCGCAGGTTAAGTCCTGTGAGGCCGATTTTCTTGAATATGCCCAGCTTATGTGGCCTGAGTTTATTCATGGGCGCCATCATCGTATTATTGCTGATGCCTTTAACCGTGTTGCTAATGGTGATTGTAAGCGCTTGATTATTAATATGCCCCCTCGTCATACGAAGTCTGAGTTTGCTTCGTACTTATTCCCTTCGTGGTTCTTAGGAAGATTGCCGCATAAGAAGGTGATACAGACCTCGCATACTGCAGAGTTGGCAACGGGCTTTGGTAGAAAGGTACGTAACCTTGTCGATTCTGAACAATACAAAATGGTTTTTCCAAACGTCGAGCTTCAAGCAGATAACAAAGCTGCTGGTCGCTGGAATACTAATTACGGCGGTGAGTACTTTGCTATCGGTGTTGGCGGTGCTGTTACTGGTAAAGGTGCAGACTTACTTATCATAGATGACCCCCACTCCGAGCAAGAAGCAGTGCAGGCTGAAACGAACCCAGAGGTGTACGATAAAACGTACGAGTGGTATACCTCCGGTCCACGCCAACGTCTACAGCCTGGTGGCACGATTGTGATCGTTATGACACGTTGGAGTAAGCGGGATTTGACTGCGCAAGTCTTAAAGTCCTCGCTGCAAAGAAATGGAGAAACGTGGGAAGTGATCAATTTTCCAGCAATCATGCCATCAGGCCAACCTCTCTGGCCCGAGTTTTGGCCCCTTAAAGAATTAGACGTACTGCGTGAACAGCTCCCCGTACACAAGTGGCAAGCCCAGTACCAGCAAGAGCCAACTTCTGCAGAAGGGGCTTTGATCAAGAGAGAATGGTGGAAGGTGTGGACAAGAGATAATCCTCCTTCATGCGAGTTCATTATTCAATCTTGGGATACTGCGTTTACAAAGAACACACGTTCGGACTATTCAGCCTGTACAACGTGGGGGGTGTTTTATAGAGAAGATGACGACACAGGATATAAACAACCAAACGTTATTTTGCTTAATGCTTACAAAGAGCGCTTGGAGTTCCCGGAACTTAAAGCAAAAGCTGTTGAGGAGTATAAGGACTGGAACCCCGATGCCTGCATTGTTGAAGCTAAAGCCGCTGGAGCGCCTCTTGTTTTTGAGTTGCGGGCTATGGGTATCCCTGTTACGGAATACACTCCCTCTCGTGGGAACGACAAGATTGCAAGGGTTAACGCGGTATCGGATCTATTTGCGTCGGGAATTATTTGGGCGCCAGAGACAAGGTGGGCTGAGGAAGTCATTGAAGAGTTTGCTGCGTTCCCGTCTGGCGAGCATGACGACTTGGTAGACTCAAGCACACAAGCACTATTACGTTTTAGACAGGGTGGCTTTATCCGAGTTAATAGTGATGAAGAGGATGTTCCATATAGATCTGTAAAGAAAGCCTACTACTAATGTCAAAATGGGTTCAAATAACGGGGGTATTAAAAAAAGATGCGTTTGATGAGAGAACGCTCGCTAGAAGGTTGTGGGATTACTCATGTTGGGTATGGTTTAGTGCTGTACGAGCAATAAAAAATCCAGCAAAATGGTACAAGCGCCGTAAAAGGGTGCGCCAGATCAACAAATATCTGCTTAATGAAGCAAAGGAACTAAAAAATGTCGATACATAAGTCTCTTTATCAAGCTCCTACGGGGTTTGTGGATGAAAATACGGACCCAATTACTGTAGAAATTGAAGATCCAAAGGAAGTAACCATTGGAATGGATGGTTTAGAAATAAGAATTGGCCCCGAAGAAGACGAAAAGGTGGGGCTAGATGATTTTTACTCTAACCTTGCAGATTTTTTAACCGAACAAGACCTCCAAGAAATAGTAGATGGCTTAATTGAAAACTTTGACGGTGATAAGCGCTCTAGAAAGGACTGGGAACAGACCTATAGAAAAGGTTTAGAGCTTTTAGGGCTTAAGATTGAAGAGCGCACCGAGCCTTGGGAGGGTGCTTGCGGGGTTTATCATCCTATTTTGACCGAAGCTACCGTGCGTTTTCAATCCGAAGCAATTATGGAGACCTTTCCGCCCAGTGGTCCCGTAAAAACTAAGATTGTTGGTAAAGAAGACAAGTTTGCGGACAAAGCTGCGGACCGGGTTAAGGACTACATGAACTTTGTCCTGACTGAAAAGATGCCTAACTACCGCACTGAGCATGAACGGATGTTATGGTCACTACCTCTAACGGGTTCAGCGTTTAAAAAGATATATTACGACGAGTTTTTAGAGCGTCCGGAAGCAATATTTATAGCAGCAGACGATTTTGTTGCCCCTTATGGAGCTTCAGATCTAGAGTCATGCGAACGCTTTACGCACGTAATGCGTAAAACTAAAAACGAGATCCGTAAGTTAATGGTGTCTGGGTTTTACCGAGATATGGATTTAGAAGAGCCACCCGAGTTAACTTATGACAATGTAAAAAATAGCGAAGCTGAAGCACAGGGTATTGATATTATTAAGGATAGTCGGTATCTGCTACTAGAAATGAACGTCAATCTTGATATTGAGATTGACCCCTTCCGTGCAGAAGGCGAGATTGAAATCCCCTATATAGTAACTATTGAGAAGTACAGCGGCAAAGTTTTATCCATATATCGCAATTGGGATGAAGCAGATAAAACTTACAAGCGTCAAATGCACTATGTCAAATATGACTACGTACCGGGTTTTGGATTTTATTCCTACGGACTGATCCATTTAATCGGCGGGCATGCTAAAAGCGCCACTTCTTTGTTACGGCAATTAATTGATGCGGGTACTCTTGCAAACTTACCTGGCGGCTTTAAGGCTCGTGGAATGCGGATTAAAGGCGACGACACGCCTATTTCTCCAGGAGAGTTTAGAGACGTAGATATACCTAGCGGCGCACTCAAAGATAACATTCTTCCACTGCCATACAAAGAACCAAGCCAGACATTGTTAACTTTGTTCGATAAGATCGTTGATCAGGGTCGTAGCATGGCAGCAGTTGCTGATTTGAAAATCTCTGACGTTGATCAAAACACTCCTGTAGGTACAACCCTTGCTGTTTTAGAGCGGATGCTTAAGATCATGTCTGCTGTGCAAGCTCGCATGCACTCTACGCTTAAGAAAGAGTTTGGGCTACTTAAGAAAATTATTTCGCAATCCCCCCCTGCACAGTATGAGTACAACGTAGATGCTAGTCAGATTGTAAAAATAGAAGACTTTGAGCGGGTAGACATTGTTCCTGTGTCTGACCCCAATGCATCAACGTTTTCACAAAGACTGTTGCAATACCAAGCAGTTATGCAGCTATCTCAACAGCGCCCTGACATTTATGACATCCCATTTTTGCACCGCAGTATGGTCAGAATGATCGGGTTAGAGAATGCGGACAAGATCGTGCCAGATAAAGACAACGTTCCATACCGCGATCCTGTGTCTGAAAATGCGTTAGTTTTACAGGGCAAACCTGTAAGAGCGTTTGTAGAACAAGATCATGAGGCACACCTCAAGGTACATACAGCTGCTGTTAAAGATCCCAAAATCCGTCAGTTGGTTGGTCAGTCACCACAAGCGAACGCTATTATGGCTGCTATGGAGGCGCATATTGCAGAGCACCTGGGTATGGATTATCGCAATCAGATTGAGATGGCTATGGGTATTTCTATACCGCCGCTTGGCGCTGAAATGGCACCTGAGATGGAGGTTCAACTTTCCCGTCTCATGGCTGACGCTGCCCAGAAGGTATTGCAGAAAAACGAGGCAGATATTGCAGCGCAACAATCACAGGCACAAGCCCAAGATCCGCTCAATCAAATCCAGCGCGAAGAGTTGGCTATTAAAGCCGCCGACGTAGATCGTAAGGCTAAGAAAGATGAGTCTGACGCCATACTTAACTCTGCCCGTATAGCTCTGGAGCAGGCTAAATTAGATCAAAACGCGCAGGATAAACAAGCGGAGCGGGAAGCTAGAGCGATGCTTGAAGGCTTTAAAGCAACAGTAAAACCGGGGAAAGGGGAGTAAGTAATGCCGATGTCGTTTGAAGAGTTATACATGGAGAAGCTGCAGGATGAGGTGGAGTTTCATGCTACCGCTCTTGCTGATGGAGCAATAAATAACTTTGAGGAGTATAAGCACAAAACTGGGCTTATCCAAGGGTTAGGACTTGCAGGAAGTATTTTTAATGAACTAGCCGATAGGATGAAAAAAGGAGAAATCGAATGATTAGAGGCGTGGGGTATCCAAGTTTAGAACTTACAAAACAAAAGGCAGAAGAAGCACTTAGGACTGGCACAGTTCCAGTACCTAAAGGGTGGAAATTGCTAGTTGCATTACCTGTATTTGAGGAAAAAACTTCAGAATCAGGGATTATTTTGACTGATGCAACTAAAAAAGCAGAAGAAACCGCATCTGTTATTGGGTATGTTATGGCAATGGGTGAGGATGCTTATAAAGACACATCAAAATTTCCGTCGGGAGCTTGGTGTTCTATAGGTGATTTTGTAATTATGCGTTCTTATTCAGGAACTAGATTTAATGTTGGCGGGCACGAGTTCCGTCTAATTAATGACGATACCGTGGAGGGTGTAGTTGCCGACCCATCCGGGTTTACCCGAGCTTAAGGAGGAAATATGGTAAATAAACTTAAAACTTTAATTGGGGATGAGGAGTCGGGTACTGACAGCCTACCCTTAGAGGAAACAGTAATTAAGAGAGAGGCGGCAGAGGACTCTTCGGTAAGTGTTGAAATTGACGACGCCGATTATGTTTCTGCTAAAGCTGAACCTGCGGATGAGTTAACTCAGTACAAGCAGAACAAAGACGATGAGTACGAAAACCTTAAGAAACAGGTTGAGGAAGAGCGTCAGATGCGCCAGCAGATCCAGCAGGAGCAAGAAGAGGCAATGCGGTAC